GGATCACGGCGGTTACCCTCCTTTGCGCCCCGGCGCTGTTCTGGATCACGGCGCGGTGCCGGGGCACCGCTACTTGTCATGTAACTGAGTGTAGGTCAGTCAGTGGCGGTTGGCCAGATCGCGGATGCGTTCCAACTGTTCCGCGATCGGCAGCGGGTCGTCGGGGTCGGGCCCGTCGTAGCGTTGCGGCAGATTCACACCGGTCTTTGGTTCGCGCGGCGTGGGCGCGCCCTCGCGCGCGCGCGCACGCGCGCTCTCCTCTTCTCTTCTCTGTCTCTTCTCTCGCGAGCGCGCGAGGGCTAGCGGCTTGCTAGCAACAATGTCGATGAAACCCGCATGAACAAGCGATTCGATCTGTCGAGTTCGCGCTGAGTTCTTGCACAACGTGCGTACTAGTTCCAGGCGTAACTGGCCCCTTGAGCGCGCGAACTCAACCCAAATCGTGACGAGTACCCCGCGCTCTGCGGGGGTGAGTCCCAGCCAGTCATCGTTTGAGTTCAGTTCGGTGTGCAACATGATCCAGGGCGGGTTGCGGTCTTTGTAGTGCTGGAACTTGTCCCAGCCCTGCACGACTATCCACTGGCCGCTGTATGCTCCGCTCATTCCACTTGCCTCCTGTGCTTGTGGGGTGTGGTCTTTCCGTTGGTTGGTTGACTCCTTTCGGCCTGGACTCTTCCTTTCGGCGGGATGGATTCACGGGATGGGGAATCAGGAAGCGGTCAGCCTAACGGCTGTCAGGGGCCACCGACAGGTGGCCTCACCGCTTCTCTAGGGCCGGTGGCGGCGAACGCCGTCGGCTATCAGCCGTTCGACGCCGCTGATATGCCGTTCCAGCCCGCCGGGCCCCAAGGCGTGGAACGCGCAGCAGGCCGCCCGTAGGCGTTTCCGGCGTGGGTCTTCGGGCCGGTGGATCATGGTTCCGTTGCTGCCGGTTGCGGCCACGAGTCGGGATTATCCCGGTCGAAGCGGGCCAGCGCGTCGATCACCTGGCTGGCCTCTTCGGATGTCAGCTCGGCAGCCGATGCGACCTTGCGGCCGATCACCGCCACGGTGTACGCCAACCTTGTGTCACGGTCGCCAAGCCCTTTCGCGTCAAACGACTGCATCATCAGCTTGCGTTGCAGATCCGACATACCGTCGCGGGCGGCCCGAAGGTCGGGAGAACCGCCCGCGACGTCTGACGGGCCGTCCGTATCCTCGTCCGGAGCGATCCCGAGCATGGCCGACAGGGCGTAGCGGCGCAGGTAGGTGATCAGCCGGCCCAACTGCTTCTCGTCCTCCGGGACGAAGGGCAGCGGAAACGAGCTGGCCAGCACACCACCTGCCGCGTGGCGCAGCTCGGTGCGTAGCGATGGTGTACCGCCGGGGGCTTCCAGCCGTTGCACGATCGCCAGCCCGTGCTTGAGCATGACCGGCCGGATGGCGGCCAGGATCGTAGGCAGCGTGGCGTACTGGTACGAGTAGCTGCCGGTGTTCACCGTGCGATCACGCGCGATCGGCGGGAACTCGCCCTGCGCGGCGGCTAGCGCCGCGTTCAGCGCGCTGTCGGCGTCGGCCACGGTTGGCGGGCTACTCACCGGCCGGCTCGCACTCGTCGGCGTTGAACGTGAACGTGCGACCATCGTCCAGCTTCACCCTTAGCCACACCACCAGCACCAGCCGGCCGAACTCCCACTCGTCGTCGCGGTACACGTTGATCACCTGGCCGGGCCCGTGCGGCGTATCAACCCGGCTGTCGACACTCATGCTCACGCGGCCACCCGAAGATGGGTAAGCAGCTGCGCGCCAATGAATTCGGTGTAGGCAGGCGGGATCGCCTGGGCCAGTTCGTCGCGGGTCATCCAGTCAATGCCCATGAGGGCGGGCCAATCGGTAACGCTGGTCTGGCCGTAGCGTTCGCGGTGCTTGTTGTCGGCCCCGTGTCCATAGATGTAGGCGGGCGGCAGCCGGTGCCAGCAGGGTGATACGAGTGGCACATTCGCAGGATGTGAGAACTCAAACCAGCGGTGGCGGCGGACACCGAAGCCGCGATGTTCAAGCCCGAACATCGACCCGCACAGGATCAGATCGCGGCGCATAGGAGCACCGGGCACGTTCTCGATGATCCACGGCAGACCGGTTTGTTCAAGCATGCGCCGCACCGGTGTGAGCTGGTCGGCCAGGCGGGCCGTGGTGCCGATGCTCCTGGCAACACTGAACGGCTGGCAGGGCGGCGAAGCATGAATGGCGTGCACTGGCACATTCCAGTAGCCACCGAGCGGGCCGGCCGTAAGCCATTCCAGCGCGTCGGCCCGGTGGAACTCGAACGGATAGTTCGGTTGCGGCTTGATGTCGACGCCGATCACGTCGAAGCCTGCGCGGTGGTAGCCCATTGCGGCACCGCCGGCACCACAGAACAGGTCGAGCAGACGCGGCCTCACGGGTCTGATGGCGGCCCGAGTAGGTCGGCAGCGCCGGTAGCGGGGGGTCGGGTTGCGCGCCCGAACATGGGGGCTTCCGACGCCGCCGACGTTGACCCGACCTCAACGTTCCCGGTCGGCCGGGTCAACTGTTCCACATCGTATTCATCGAGGGGCTGCAGCTCATCCTTCGGTTGCACCAGCATGGCAGCCACGGCGGCCAGCACAACCGCCAAGGCGACGACGGCTGCCGCCCACAGAACGACGATCAACGATCACCTGGTTCGCGGTCGATGCCCTCGCGGATCCACCGCCTGAGCAGCGACGACACCGAGCGGTCGTTGTGCTTGGCGATGCGGACGACGGCGGCTGCTACCTCGGGGGTCACATGGACTTTCACGGCTACCGATTGCTCCTTGCTCATAGTGGTTCACCCCGTCGTTGGCGTCGTTGCCTGCGGCGTTGTAGCGCGTGTGCGACTTTGACAACACTCCAGCCGCCTAGCAGCAGTTGGCGCGCAAGTTGGCGTTCCATCATGGTCATGTACCCATTATACACCCACGGTGGGGAATGCAAGTGTGGGTGTGACCGTGTAGCCTCCCGCCCTTCCGACAACCAGGCCGGCAGCAGGTCGCGCCGGCCGACAGGTTCAGGAGGGCACACATGGCAACGCTGGCCACGCTCGTGGCAGCTTCGCTGTTGGCTGCGCCGACAAGCAAGCCGCCGCACTACAACCAGTGGCTGTGCATCCATCGCCACGAGGGCGCGTGGAACGCGAACACCGGCAACGGCTACTACGGCGGCCTACAGATGGACTGGTCGTTCATGGCCACCTACGGCCGCCGGCTACTCAGGTTGAAGGGGCCGGCGCACAGATGGCGGCCGTTGGAACAGATGTGGGTTGCCGAACGGGCCTGGCGGACACGCGGGTTCTGGCCCTGGCCGAACACCGCCCGCATGTGCGGCTTACTTGGCTAGACAGGTGTAGACCTTCACCTGGCCGCCGGGCGCGTTCAACACCAGGATGCCCGGCGTATAGCCGGCCACGCAACCGCCCGGCTCGGGGATGTTCACCGTGACCGTTTTCGTGGGGGCGGCCTGCTGGCCGACGCCGAGCGCGGTGGAGGCCAGGAAGCCGCCGAGGGCGGCCAGCACCAGCGCAGCGGCGGCGGCCAACTGCGGCAGCCTACGACGCATCGCGGCCCATCCGGAACCCCTCACGCAACGCCGCCAGCCGGCGCTCACAGTCGGCGTCGTCGCGGCGACGGGTCGCGCGCAACGCCCAGCTCGCGCCGATCACAGCACCGACGCCGGACAGGAACGCGCCGATCGCCGCCCAGTCGACTTCACTCGGCACGCCTCACGATCTTCCGCTCGCGTTTCAGATCGGCCACCTGCCCCTCGGTGATCACCCGTGCGAGCACTTTTATATCCATGCGCGCATCCGACCCCTTCTCATGCCACTCGCCATCACGCTTGTCCTCCAGCGGGTTACTCACCGGGATACTCCACCAGCGCATAGCCCCTGACCTCGGACGGGTAACGCGAACGGGCATAGGCACCGCCGCCGTTCGACTGTGAGCCCGAGCTGCCCGGCGACGTGTTACCACCGTAGGTGAGTGTGGTTGACCCGTTGAAGCCCCTGACCGTTTCGACGTGCACGCCGTAGCCGCCGACCACCACCAGATCGCCGGGCCGGACTTTGGCCCGATCGGTCGTCCAACCGACGTAACACTTGCTGCCAGCCTTGGCGGCGTCCTCGATCGCCGCCACGCTTGCCAGCGAAGAGTCCAGGCGTTTCACCCCGGCGGCTTCCAGGGCGTAGTAGCACCAGCAGCCGCACCAGGGCTGGTAGCGCAACCAGGTGCCGCCGCCGGCGGTGTGATCTTGGGCCGTGCGGATCCCGTCGGAACGGTTGTCGCAGTTCGATCCGGCCGGCTGCTCGGTGTAGCCCAGCCGGCGTTCCAGATGATCCATCGCCAGCTCGCGCGGATCACCGCTCACCGAGTTGGGCTTGTTGAACTGCTTCTCCGCTTGCTTCAACAACTCGATGGCGGTGGCGTCGAACGCGAACTCGCCGGCAGCCGCCAACCCGTCGGGAACACGTACGTACAGCAGTACGTCATACGTACGCTCACCCATCGCGCCGGACGGGTTGGCGATCTTCGCCTGCCGTTGCACACCGGTCACACCGGTGTCCTTCACGTTGCCCGACGTGCCGTGCGCGAACCCGTTCGAATACGCGCCGTCGAACGTCTGCCAGGGCCAGCGGCCCAACCTGGACACCGCCCGTTTCACCGCTTTCACGTCCGGCCCTTCGACCACGGGCCCGTCCGGGTCGTCGGGCGGATACAGCGGACGAGGGAACGCCACGAAAGCGGCACGGCCGATGTCATACACGTATGCGGCTTCCCACCAGTCACCCATCAGGACACCCGCACCGGGGTGACTTTGAGAAATCGTTTGGAGAATGAGGCAGTTGCAGCGCTTGTCTTATATTGCATCTTGAGTATGTCGGACGCTGCCATGCCGGTGACACGGATACTGCGGGCCGGGCAGGATTCCGAAAAGTTGGCCGGGTTCGTGTAGCTGATGTAGTCATTATCCGAGGTCGCCGCCGCACCACGTTTTAGTGCTGCGAAAATATTATTACCAGCAGACGAGTTGTACATTTTACACCCAAAAAACGCCTCGTAATCCCCGGCGCGGGGAAGCGTGATCTGAGGCCCGACTGTGGCTAGGTCAACATAGGTCGTGCTGCCTGTTGCCTCGTCGGTGATGATTTCGTGGGAGAGCGGCGGGCCGCCGACAAACTCCCACTTGTATGTTGACGCCGACCCGGCGTTATAGCGGAACAGCCATACCGTTCCAGCCACCGGCGACATCGCCCACAGCTGTCCCTCGATTGGGGTTGCCGGTGGTACGGCCGCCAGGGCGCCGCCGAGTACGAGTGCCACCTGATTCGCGAGTGCAGCCATATCGGTCGGCACGTCCGGCACGTTGGTTGATGCTGGGTAGGGCAGCGCGTAGGTTGGCGTGGTCGGCATCGGCAAACCCCTTTCAGCCGGTCAGGATTTTCGCATAGGTCGGATACGTGGTTACCAGGCTGGCATAGGTGGCATAGGTGGCCTTCACGGCCGCGTAGGTGGCCATCGGGATGGGCGCGGTCGACGTGCCCGGATCTGCGCCGACGGCGATCAGATGGGCGGCCACCGTCACGTTGGCTTGCGACCAGTAGATATCGATGACGCCTGCGCCGACCTCGCAACGCACGATGTACACGCCGGCAGCCGTGCCCACCGCAGCCGTCGCAACGACGTACAACGGCTGCGGGGCGGCCGGCGTGTAGTTCACGATCGGCCCCACCATGAACTCGGCCACGTCGCCGGTCGTCGGCGCAACCGCCACACCGGTAGTCAGCGCGCGCCGTGCCGAGCTGGTCGCACCCGACGAGTTGACCGCACCCGTGACGACCAGCGGGGCGGTCACCCAGTTGCGTGGCGTCGTTGCCGTGAACCGTCCGCCGGCGGTGGCGTCAGGGTTCCACGAAACGATGTAATCGGTGCCCAGCGCCAGCGTGTACGGCGTGGCGAAATAGATTTCGTTCCAGCCCGGCGACGTCGGCCCCGATGCCACGGCCAGCGATGTGCCGGTGCTGTTCCACAACCTGACTTCGACGGTGGCGATCCCGCTGCCGGCCCGCCAGAACTGGACGCCGTTGACGGTCACGCCGGTGGCCAGCGGGTGCACGGCGACACCGACGTTTGTGTTCAGGCCGACGTTGTTGGTTCCGACAGGTGTGGACAGGTGGTCGTAGAACTTGTTCGCCAACGGGGCCGGGCCCGACGACGACGCGAGCGGGCAGGCAACCGTCGTCTTGCTACTGGCCCCAGACGATGTTGCGCCGTGCGACCCGGCCCACAGCTTCTTCAGCCCCGGCACCTGGGCGATCACGAAACCGGACGTGTCGATCGGCGTTCCGCTACCGATGCCGGGGATGGGGTCGGGGCCGCCCTCGCGGTGGTCGCGGCCGTGCATCACTGAAACCTTTTGCGGCATCAGAACGGGTTCACGTCGTAATAGCCCTTCGGTGACACGTCCAGCGTCAGCTCGATGTATGGGACGCCGGGGCCGGGCCGGGCCGCGTAATGGATGCCCTCCACATAGAAGTCGGTGTCGAAGCCGCCACCGCCTGAGTGCGTCGTTTTCACGTGCACGATGTCGCTGATGTCGATCTTGCAGATCAGGTTCCAGGTGGCCGCCGCCCACACGCTTGACGTGTTGCGCGACTTGATCGTGAGCTGGCCAACCCTGACCTTGGGGGTGCCGTAATTGTCACGAATGTAGTAGGCGAACTTCTTGCACTCGTCCTCGCCGGTCGTACCCGCCCCGCCCCTGGTGGCCAGGTTTTCGGCCGACCAGGTACGCAACCCCTTCTTGCCCACAGCGGTGGCGTTGGTCACGTACTGGGCGGCGATGTCACCGTCAGCAATGTTCTGCGGTGTGGCCAACGCGCTCGTATACAGCAGCGTGTCGTCCAGCGACGGCACCAGCGGCGGCGACAGCCGGCACACGTTGGCCGTATCGGCCGCTGCAGCGGCGTCGTCACCGACGTTCCAGCGGTTGATGTTATAGGACGTGTCGGCCGGGTTGAACCTGGCCAACCGGCCGTGGAACACGATGTTGCCCGGCGAACGCGGGCCGCCGATATACACGTTCGACACGTCCGGGAACTCGGCATCAGCCGCATCCTGGATGACTGACAGCACCGTGGAGCGGGGCGGGTACACCGTTTCCTGCAGTTGCACGTTGCCGGTGAAGATCTCTCTGAGCCCGGCCGGCCACGATGCCTGATCCAACACCTTGTTGATGCGGGTTTGGACGGCGTTCAGGTTCGTGTCTTCGTGAAACACGATGTTGCCCTCGAAGATTTCGTGGCCGAAGTCGGCCACGCCGCCGGTTGCGCTCGGTGCCATTTCGCAGGCAGCCAGGAACGCGAGCCCGTCAACCAGCTCCAACGTCACGTTGGCATGGTCTTCGCGACGGTAGGGCACCCACTGGATCGCGCTGATGAACCCCCGGAATAGGGTTGTCCATACCGACGTAAGCGGGTTCTGCAATTCGATACGCGCCTGCACGAGCGGGCCCATCGGCACGCCGGCCGTCAGCCGGCCGAAGAAATGCCCGCTCGGGTTGGTCGGGTCGAACGCGCCGGTCTTGTCCACGATTTCGATGGTGGCGGTGCCGGTGTCGGTACGGCTCATTTCAGACGCCCGGCCGCGATCGACGGTGAACGACTGCACGTTGTAGGCGGTGTCAATGCGTTCCCACGTCGGGCTGGCGGCCATCGCCGTATCGTCGGGTGCCAGGCTGATGCCGGCCACTAGTGCGTCCCGGCGGTCGCGCCGGCACCGGGCCCGCGCGACTGTGAGCTGGTGTGCCGGCCGCGCTTGTTGATGGCGGCGACGACCATGCGGGCCACCTTGTCCGGGTCGGTGACCCCGTGAATGTTGATGGTGATGATGTTGCCGAGCGCGAACTGGCCGCCACGGGTCAGCGACGGGCGGGCCCCTTCGGCGCGGGTGATGAGCACGGCCATTCTCGCGTCGGCCACGGCGCGGCGGGCGGCCTGAATGCCTTTCGGGCCGCCGAGCGCAAGCGCGAGCCGAAGCTGGTCTTTCGCGTCCTGCAAGGCCCGCTTGTTCTCCACGTCCTGCTGTTTGCGCTGCAGCCGATCGAGGATGGCCGATTTGATCGCATCGGCCCGATCTTTCAACGCCTTGTTGGCCTGCTTGATCTGATCGGTGATGTCGGCCTGAACGGCGCGTTCCTGCCGGTAAATCTCCAGCAGCTTGTCTTCCAATGTCAGCCGCCTGGTGGTGTCCTTCGTGATCGCGATACGCGCCTGCACTTCGGCGGCGATGGCGCGTAGCCGTTCAAGCTGTTTGCGTAGCCCAAGATCCTGTACGCGGTCGAGTTGACGCGCGATGGTGTTGTCGAACCAGGTGTTTCGTAGGGCGGCGGCCCGCGCGCGGTCGGGGCGGCGCGTCGGCACATACTGGGTGCCGGGCGGCCTGCCCGTGGCCATCGACCACTCGTAACCGGGCACGCTGGTTTGCAGCCCTTTGGGGATCGGCTGGCCGAACCACTGGGCCGCCTTGGGCATTTTGCCGGGCGGCCCCGGCGGCGGCTTGCCGGTGACCAGGTAGCTCTTGATCTGCGGCCAGTGCTCCGCAACCTGCTGCGGAAACGGCGTGAACAGCGCGTACTTCAACCAACCAAGCTTGTGGCCTTCCATCCATTTGCCGGCCGTATGTAGTGCGCTGAACCCAGTGGCGGCGGCCTGGGCAGCGGCGGCCAGCGCGTCCATCGAAACCGTCAGGTCATCAATGACCGTCTTCTGGTTGTCGGCGTTGCCAATCCATTTTTCGAAGCGGCTGGCGAAGCGGCGGAAGAACGGCAGCAGCTTTTCGCCCAGCGTGGCGGCGAAGTCTTCCAGCACCGCGTTCAGCTTGGCTTGCACGTTGGCCCAGTCGCCGGAGTGGCGGGCGAAATTGCCGGCCTCCGGTGCGGTGTCACGCAGGATGATGTTGTAACGGGCCTGGACTTTCTGAGCCTCTGTCAGCTTCGACCCGACCTTGGCGATCCCGGATGCGTACGCTTCGTTTTGGAC